CAAGGTGTTCAAGATCCATCTCGAGATAGTCCTGCTTCTCATCGTCGTAAAACACTTTCTCATACAGAGTGATTGGATTACGAACAGGCGTCAACTCGCGAGTCTCGGTGTCGAGGATGTGGAAGAACTTATCATCGTGGGCATCGTTCCAGAAGAATTCCATCTGGGATCCGAAGTAGTGGATGTTTCCTTGGTTCGACTTACAATGATAGTGACCCGATAATACTAACTCGAATCGTTGTAAATTCTCTGTCGACATGCCGTGAGTACACGGCACACCACGTAGCATATCAAACCCATTGAGTTCGAAGTGACCGCCGATTACATCTGCCTTACAGTTCACGAGGAAGTCATTGATTTCTTGCTCATTCTCTTCACAGATCCATGGCACCAGTCCGATCTTTAGACCATCAAACTCAAGGACGGTCGGGTCCATGTGAATGGTGATCTCGTTCATGTAGTGACCATACAGTTCTTTGAGAGCACAGACCTTCAGAGTGTTCTTGAAGTAGATATCGTGGTTACCTGGAATGATATCCATAGTGATACCATACTCACGCAACTTCTCGAGGAAGTGCATGCGGTGAGAGTTGAGTGCCTTGTAGTTTACGAACCGTCGATGCTCGAGCGCATCACCCAAGTGAATGATGTGCTTGATGTCATTTTCAAGTAAGTAAGGAAAGAACACCTTGGTATAGAAGTCGTCCTGATTCTGTATAAAAATGTCAGACGAGTTCCTGACACCTGCATGTGTGTCGTTAAGGAAGGCGATTTTCAATTTTAATCTCCTAAGAATTCGGAGAGGTCTGAGTCGGCGACAACTGCCCTTTTGTTCGTCATTTTCTTTTTATAGGTTTCGAACTTCTGGTCTTTCTCTTTCACATCATCGATACGACGGCGCAAGTTGTCAACGAAAGACTGTACTGCCTTTGCTGCTGCAGGATCCTCATCAGCGTCGATCATAAACTCGTCGAGTCCCGCTTCGGCAATGAATCGGAGTTTGGCGTCCTGCTGCTTCTTCTCTTTCTGGATACGGCGAATAAACGCGAACCATGCGATCTGCGTGAAGTAACCAAATGCGTTTGGTTTGCCAGAACGAGTTGCGTTCTCGACATTGTAGTTCTTGATTGCCTTGAGACAGTTCTCAACAGCGTCCATGACCATCTCTTCACGATAGGAGTAGCGGACAAAGTTAGACTTGCGGGATAGACCTTCACAAATCTTCAGGAAGCACTCAGCGATATAATTGGGGACAATGGGTATTTGCTTATCTGCTTCAATTGCTGAGTTTGCTTCGGTAACGTAATCAACGACAGCATTCGAGAAGTCTCGATTGTTGACGTAATGGGGTCTCTCACTTGGTTTCATAATGTTTCTCCTTTTAAGTAATACACTCTATTATACTCAATCAGACTCCTCTGTCAACAACTGTTTGCGGGTAGTGAGAGACACGACGTTGCCCTTGACAGATTTAGCAACTGCATCGGGTTTGTCGTAATCATCTTCCTGCCCATTCCTGTCGTATAGTGCTGCCATCAGTTCGGTTTGTATCTGCTCGACTGAACCCATATACTGCTCTAATACAACTTCAGAGGGTAGGGTAACGCACACCACCGAGATGGGATTTAGCGAGACGTTCTTCTCGAGGTCGTCGATGTAGGATATGAAGGGTCGTAGGAGATAAAATGACTTTGACGGGTCGCCTTCATACTGGTCGTACATTTCGGGGTCGAGTGGTTCCATAGTGAGAGCATTCTTGATTATGAATGTCTCGGTGTTACCTTCGATCATCTCAGCGATCATCTCTTCGCCGTTGAGTAGTTTGAACTGTACAATATTGCCTTCAAATGTATTGTTCATATCTTCACCTTGTGTAGTTCGAAATCGAACTTCTCCTTGTTATACATCTTAATCCTCTCACCTGCGTGCTTCAGCGTGAAGTTCTTTTTTGACTGCCACTGTAAGTCGTCGGTGAGGTCGTAGAGTATAGTGTCTTGTCCGTTGTCTGACTTTCGAAGTCCCCGCCCGATTGACTGGAGGACTTTGACTTGCGATTTAGAAGGAGAAGCGAATACAATATTATGCAGATTACGGATATTAATACCAGTAGAAAAGGTGCCCAGTGAAGCAACGATGACTGCATTTTTAGATCCCTCCACGATACCACGTATCGCCTCTCTGTCTCCGACATCTGTACCACCGTGAACATAGAAGCACTGCTCAGATATCTCTTTAATCATTTTGTGTAGAACCTCACCGTGCTTCTCAACATACTGATACAGCACCAGAGTGTTGCCCTTCTGTGTCACGGCGAGGTTTCGTATGAACTTGTTTCTCGCCTCGTTGGCAACCAAGAAGTCAATCTCTTCTTGGTACTTCATGTCAGATACCATTCTACGCATCTCGGATGAATAGTCAAGTACCAAGCATTGGATGCTGAGTTTGGCGAGCGTGCCCTTGTCTTGCAGATCACGCGTGAAGGTCACTCGCTTGGTCGGACCGAACAGACCCTCAAGCACCAGTTTGTTTACCTGCGATCCGTCGAGTGTACCTGTTGTCCCGAATCGGTACTCTGCCTCGCTACACTTATTCATCAGAGTGCTTAGTGACTTCGCCTTGAACAGATGACACTCGTCTCCGAACACGCAACCAAACGCATCGAACCAGTCTGTACCAAGGCGATAGACTGACTGCCAAGTTGTAATGATGACGCGCTTCTGTGTTACTTTATCCTTGCCTGAGTAGATGCGGTGCACGTCATTCTCGACGTCGAACCCATAGTCTTCGAAGTCCTTGTACATCTGTTCTACTAGCGAGGTGGTGGGCACTACAACCAACACTGCCTTGTCATAGTTCTCGAGATACCAACGTGTTAGATTATAGATGATGAATGACTTACCTGAACCAGTCGGAGACAATAGGACGCATCGCTTGCGCTCAATACCGTGAGTGATTGCCTCGTACTGATAGTCTCGAGGAGCGAAGGGCATACCCCAAGTCGCCTGTGACGCCACCAACTTCTGGTGGTCGACCTTGTTGGTCGCGTTGGGCAGACCGTAGGGAGAAAACTCCATCTTGATGTGGTAGTGTCGATCAGCAGCAAATCGACAGAGTTTGGTGTAGAGTCCGACGTTCAACTCACAGGTCAAACTATTGAACAGTCGAATCTTACCGTCCCAGACTCGCTTGCGGTAGGCGGGCATAAATTTATACCCTGGAACAAAGAAAGAGAAGTATTCAGCGAGTTCTGCACGTATTCCAGCGTCACACACTACTGCCATATTGGAGTGGTTCTGGAGTTGTACGGTGATTGTTTTATCCCTCATCGGGTTCCGTTGCCTTGTGCGACAGTACAAATGTGATGCCCCCTGCTATGAGGGGGAGCATCATGATGCAACCGATACCGAGAATTGCTATATTTTCTTCCATCTAAAATCCTGCCATCCTGTGGTTTGCTTCTGAGTGACGTTGCTCGTCCCACTTCACGTGATAGACCATTGCTAATAGATCAGCATCTGGCACCAATTGGTAGTAGTCGATTGCTAACTGTGGTGCTGGCACGTTCTCAATTTCTCCTGCCTTGATCAATCTGATGTACTCATCATATGACCGAACTGCCTCTTCCTCGAAGTATGCAATCATCTTATGTGCTGTGCTGGGACTAATAAGATATAGAATTAGATAGTAGTGCCAAAAGATCAATTGAGCGGCGGTAATCAGCAGTCTCTCAAACCAATTGGGTTGAGCAATCTCAATGAAGAACATCAAGTGTTTGCGTTCGTTCATTGCCTCGTCGAGCAACTCTTGTATCATGGTGCCGTTACCACGTTCCATCTTGCGCAGTGATCTCAGGTGCACCAGCATACCGCCGACCATTCCTGGAACACCAGCAATTGTCTCGAGGACAACAGCACGGTGTCCGTATCGTTTGGCAAAGAAGGTGTCAGCAAAGAATCGAAAGAACTTTGTCATAGACTTTGCATACCAATCTCTCATGATTACCCTTCTTTCTCCAAGTCCCACTTACATCGGCGGTCCGCAACAGGCACCTTCTTGTTTCGTTGCACCCATAGGTGACCGTTCTTCTCAGCGTCCATAAAGGTCAGGGCAGTGATGAAGAATGCACCGATGATCAACAGGTGACCACCGACACTCCCGATACCATAGTAGATCGAGTTGCCTGCCCATAGTGTGAATACGACCGTCCACATCACCGACAAGTAGAACATCAGAAGGAATTGTGTGAAGGGATTGGGTATATGACGCAGTGGATTATACTTCAGATTAAAAAAGAAGTTGTATGTGTCATAAATCCAAAATCCTAATGCTTTCATTTGTGCTTCTCCTTATATTAGACTACCAGAGGATCTTCAGTGAGAGTGACAGTGTAGGTTTGCTCGGCAGGGAAATACTTGCGCAGAGTCTCGAGTTTCTCGTCTGCCTCTGCCAGTTTGACCAACTGCTCCTCTACTGCCCCAACAAGGTCAGGGTGCTCACCGATACCGACTGGATTGGTCACGTAGATTTCGATATTTGCCTTAGCAACTTCTACCTCACCAACCAGTTTACGCTCAAGTGCTTCTAAAAGTTTATTCATCTACTTTCTCCTCTACGATGCCATAGACTGCCTCGCGAAAGGCAGGGTCTTTACCGAACTGCGCTGCTTTCTTCGCCGACTCTTTGTTACGCACAAGCGGCGAATTCGGTTTTCTTTTTGCACGATAAGATCCGTGGGAGGTTCCCTTTGCTGGTCCCTTTCTTCCTGACTTACCGTATGCTGTCTTCACTGCCTTTCCCATTCTATCCATACTCCGTTTGTGGTTAATTTGTAACATCCAATGCAATGCTCGGGCAATCGACTGCCCCACTCATCAGGAGAGATCATACTCAAAAACTCTTCACCCTTATTATAATACAAATAATATGGATTACCAACAATGGGAGTGAAATTAAATCTCGCCTTTTGTATCCGATCAGTGACGCTAATCGTCGACATCAACTGCTCGAATTCGTCGCGCATCTCTTGTATACGCTCTTGTATATATTGATTCCCCTGCAGGGGATTGCCCTCCTCGAAGATAGCAGGGAAGGATGGCGTCGTACCATATGCAAGCAGTGACTTACTCATAAGAACCTCCAGTCCTTATACCCTGTCTTGCATCGATATCCGATAGCACCGTGCGTCACTCCAAGTGCCCTTGCTGCTGCACTCTTACTCTCCCACTCTCTGCCATCACCGTAACACTTTCTCTTCGGTGCTATCTGCTTACAGAGTTCGGCGTTCTTCTCTTTGTCTCTCTTGAACCTGCCCTCTGCCCATGCCTTCTTCACAGAGTCTGATCTTCTGCGAACCGTTTCTTCCGATTGGACTCTACCAGTCTCCCGCATCCTTGCCATTTCTGCCAGTCGATCTTCTTGATCGATTTGACCGCTGAGCATCTTCCAGACAAACTCGTCCTCCCAATGACCAAACCTTCGGAAGAGGACCAGATGCGCAATTGCGTGGTCCAGAATCGAAATAGGTTCTGTCAGGTTGTGCGGTTCATCCGTTCCCCCCATGTGCTTGGGGATAATGTGATGCTTATGCCCCAGATTCAAACTTTCGCACCTCGATAATATTTCTGATAGTTTGATGCCTCCAGCGGAGTGTGTCCATGATCTCTTTCAGGGTGTCTACCATCGTCTTGTAATAGGCGATCTTTGCCTCACTCGCCTGTATGTCTTTGTCGGATTCATACCAATAGTTGAGGTCGGACTTCATCATCTTGAGACCGTCGAAGGGATCTGGTTCCCAACCATGCGCCTCTGTTTCTTCCTGCGACAACTTACCATTGTACCAAAGAAACTTATCCTTCAACAAGACCTGTTGTTGGTCCTGTGCGCGTTTCAGAATAAGTTTTGCTTGAGTAATATAGTTGAGATACTTCGCGTGTAACTTCGGAGTATCTCTAGATGCGTCATCAAGGTTATGTCCAATATCACAATCATCTTGCCATTGGGCAAGAATATCATCTAAATTCATAATGTAGTTACTCTATTTCAAAATATGTAAACCTGAATGTTGCGGGGAAGGTGTAGAAGTCCACACCTGCGTTCTGTGCTTCGAATCGTATGTCTCCAATAGAAGTAGGTAGACAGTCACGGTACTTGAAGATCTTGTTCTTGTTATTTAGGTTGGTCAGTGCTGTAACAGATATGTCTGCAGAGGTTGTCTGCTCGTTGCTACCGCCATGCCAGTTGTCTCGATTCTTCATCTGTGCTTCATTGATATGAATGACCATCCAGTTATAGATCTCGAGGTAAGTGTTGAAGTCCTCATCAAGCAGTACGTCCATCTGTAACTCACCGTACTGGAAAGAGTTACCTGGCATCGGCACACCTTGGACTCTCTGGTATGCCACTTCTACTGCAGGGTTTGTTAGACTGGGGTGCGTAATAGACTGAACAAAGAACTGAAAGTTCGCATAGTTCTGTCGGTCGATTGCCACTCTAAATCCAGTAGGTTGGAAGAAGTTGATATTGTCTGTTAGTTGTGTTGTCATAGAGTATCCACTCTCGCGCTCGTCACTGTATTTATTATAATCATATTTAGTCAAAAGTCAACAGGTAATAAAAATGCCTCCGAAGAGGCATTCTAGTGTCACGCGGATGATTATGACTCGCCATCCCATGGGTCGCCGTTATTACAAACGTCTTGCCATTGGATCTCTTCGAAAGTTGCTGCACCAGTCGGTTCGTAGTAGTCGCAGATATTGTACTCACCATCAGAATTGGTGTCACAAGTACGATACCACATCTGGTCAGTGAACGTGTAACCGTTAGCATGAAGGTCATGCGATTCACACCACTCTACTGACCCTACGGGATTAGGGTTCGTGACGGGAATGGGTTTGTCGACCTTCTCAGTCGGGAATTGCTTCTTGAACTGCACAGTCTTTGAGTATGCCTGATACAACCAAAGGTTTTCTTGAGTTGTCACAAATACACGCTCATTGCCACCTACAGTGTAGACGTCTCCGTCCTTGTAAGTGATAGTGTCAACCTGCTTTCCTTCCTCTTGTGCCGAGACCGCCACTGAGAACAAAAGCACTGCTGCTGCCATTAAGTATTTCATAGTATTCTCCATTTTAGTTAGTTGAGATTGAACAAAACGTGTGTTCACATCCAACTGTATATAGTGTATTTTTAGATGAACCTCTCGGGATTGAAAAATGGGC